GCTTTAGCTGGGACAACTTCATGCCCGGAAAGCTGGTGACGGTGCAGGACGCGGAGCACGGCATCACCTTCCAGGCCCGGATTGTGGAAATCAGCAAAAAGGACGTAAACGGGGATCCCGGCGACATCGAGATCACCATCGCCAACGCACCCAGGGACGCAGCGGACAGCATCAACACCCTGGCGGACCGGGTGGGCATTGGCGAACTGTACAGCCAGGGCGCGACCAACCTGTTTGCGCAGACCTTTGCGGACAACGCGGACGCCACGCACCCGGCCAAAATGCGGGTCTATGTGCCCAGCGGCCTGGTGCGCATCAATAAGATGCTGCTCTCCTGGCAGGTGGCCCCTTTCCGGGCCTATGAAACCGGCGCAGCTGCCGGGGGCAGCACGGAACAGACCAGCGGCGGCGGCGGCAGCAGCAGCCAGACCACCAGCACCAGCGACACCGTGACCTACGCCAGCACGGCGGGCGGCGAGTGCACCATCACAACAGAAACAAAGACATTTACACCGAGCGGCGAAAGCGGCAACACGGGAACGCCGGTCGGCGGCAGTTATACAGACTATGAGGGTGGCGATGAATACACCAGCGAAGCGGGAGCGCACACCCACACAGTGGACAGCCATAATCACGCCATGGGGCACACCCATGACATAGCCGGGCACAGCCATACTGTGAACAGCCACAGCCACGACCTGGGCAGCCACAGCCATACAGTGGACAGCCACACGCACAGCCTGAACAGCCACAGCCACAGCATGAGCCACACCCATCCTGTGAAATGGGGGCACCAGCACCAGAACAATGACGGCGCGAACACGGGCGGCGTCTACAATTACAGCGGACTGAGCCCCAACAGCGGCGCGGCCAGCAGCAGCAGCACGGGCGACGCAAGCGGAAATACGGGCTCAAGGGCCCCAGGCACAAGCGCAGCCACCGGGAACACCGGAAGCGCATCTCCCGGAACTGACAGCCAGGCGCTGACCACGGGCGGAGCAAAGCAGGGTGCCAACTGGCGCACGGACACAGGAAACGCCAGCCCCGCCACCGACAGCCAGGGCAAGCACAAGCATACTTTCAACTACTACCACCGTCATGAATTTGCGCACTATCACAAGCTGGTCAGCATCACCATCCCGCCGCTGACCGTGAACGTGCCGGACCACGGGCACAACGTGCGGATCCCCGGACACAGCCACAGCGTGAGCATCCCCAGCCACACGCACAGCGTGACCATCCCGGACCATACCCACGACATTGTGTACGGCATCTTTGAGGGAACGACGGCCCGCAGCGTGACCATCCTGGTGGACGGCAACGCTGTGCCCGCCAGCGAAATCAGCAAGCGGGAAATCGACGTTTCCCCCTGGCTGGCCAAGGATGAAAACGGGAAAATCACCCGGAACAGCTGGCATGAAATCCAGATTGTGCCCGACCAGCTGACACGAATAGAGGCCAACCTGTTCGCCCAGGTATTCATCCAAAGCGTGGGCGGCGGGGATTATTAAGCAAAGGAGGCAGCACACACATGGAAGAACTGGAAAACATGGACGTACCGGGCACCGAACAGGAAGCCCCGCAGGACGCCCAGGAAGCGCCTGTGACGGCGGAAGCCACCGCAGGCGAGGAAACGGACACCCAGGAGCCGGAAACGCCCCAGGAGGCCGCAGAGGGCCCGGAAACGGGCACCCAGGAGGAAAGCACGGACATGCCCCCGGAAGACACGGTCCTGCAGGAGCCCGCCGAGGAAACCGGGGAAACACCCCAGGAGGCCGCAGAGGACCCGGCAGACGAAGCACCCCAGGAGGAAGCCCCGCAGGACGCCCAGGAAGCGCCTGTGGCGGCGGAAGCCACCGCAGGCGAGGAAACGGACACCCAGGAGCCGGAAACGCCCCAGGAGGCCGCAGAGGACCCGGAAACGGGCACCCAGGAAGAAGCGGGAGAAGACCAGCCGACCGAACAGGCCGAAACGGGCGAAGGGCCCAGCCTGGGCAGCGGGAAGCTGGGCCTGGGCAGCACGTTGACACCCGCCGTTGTAACGCCCACCCCCACCCTTTTGGGGGCTAACAGCGACGCAACGGAAGCAGAGCAGGAAAGCGACGAAGAATACGAAACCCTGCTGGTGAACGAATTGGACGTGGTGAAGCTGGGCCGCCAGGGCGAACACCTGACCCAGCAGGTGCTGATTGACTGCACGGAATGGCTTTCCAAGCTGCCCGGCTGCACGCTGCTGATTGCAGCCATCCGCCCCACCGAAAACACCGTCTACCTGCCCACGGTAAGCGTGGCGGACGGCGTGATCACCTGGGACATCCAGGACCAGGACACCGCCAAAGGCGGCTGGGGGCGCGGCGAAGTGCGGGCCATGAAAGACGGGAAGATCAAGAAAAGCGCCGTTTTCCGCACCCGCGTGGAGCCCAGCCTGGAGGGCAGCGGCAGCGCACCGGCCACCCCACCCGACTGGGTGCAGGAAATCCTGGACAGCGTGGCAGCCGCGCAGGAAGCTGCGGAGCAGGCGGCAGCCAGCGCCATCCAGGCAGCTGAAAACACACGCGGCCTGGCCGGGTGGACGCTGACCAAGGAAGACGACGACACCGTAACCATTGACTACAATGAAGAAAGCGAGGGCTAAAAAATGGGACTGAACATTGCAAGCGAAGCGACCCAGAACCGGATTGCCAACGCCCTGGAGATGATGGTGGCCCATCAGATCGAACAGGACGGCGGCGACTTTAATCCCACGGAGGCACAGAGCGTGGTGCGCCACGGCATGGGCGCGGCCACCTACCCCGTGGGCACGCAATTCCCGCTGACCCACAGCGTATACGGCAGCCACAAGCACAACGTGATCGGCCATGACCACGACCAGGACGCGCATGGCCATTTTGAGCACACCATGACCATCCAGATGGATGACCAGATCGCGGACGGCACGCCTTTTGACATGCCGGAGGCGCTGGTGTATGCCGTTCAGGCCATCAGCGCGGGCAGCAGCTTCCACTTTTCCGCGCCGGAACTGAACAGCGTGCCTGCCGGAAATTATCAGTTTACCCTGGGCACGGCGGTGCCCGCTGGCGGCCAGATTATGCTGGTAAAGAGCGGCACGGCCTGGAAAGTGACCACCTACGAAAGCGCCACCAGCACCACCGCGCTTGAAACCGTCAACTGTGTGGCAGGCAGCACCGGCACCGACCTGGGCAACATCACCGACGTTACCAACCCCCTGATGCACGCGGGCATTAAGGCCAGCGAAATCACGGAGGGCACGGCGCTGGTCATCAATCACGGCAGCTGCACCCAGTACGGCTACAACCGGTGGAGCCAGAGCGCTGTCCGCCAGTGGCTGAACAGCGCAGCCGCCGCCAATGAGTGGTGGACGCCGCAGAACGTCTTTGACAGGCCCCCGTCCTATGCCAGCCACCCCGGTTACCTGGCGGGCTTTGACATTGCCTTTGTATCCGCGCTGGGCGAAATCACCCACAGCACGGTGCTGAACACCGTGACGGATGGTGGCACCAGCGAAACGGTGACGGATAAGGTTTTCCTGCTGTCCCGCGCAGAAGTGGGTCTGGGCAATGAACACGCCGGGCAGGACGACGGCAGCGTCTACGAATTTTGGGACGGTGCCACCAACACGGACCGCATCAAGCTGCGCGGCACTTCCGCCGCCAACTGGTGGCTGCGCACCCCGTACAGCGGCTACGCCTACATCGTGCGCATCGTGCGCACCAGCGGCGCTCTCACCAGCTACGACGCGTACTACGCCAACGGCGTGGCCCCGGCTTGCGTCATCATGTAATCAATCAATCCGCACCGATAGGTGCGGAAGGGAGGAAACCGCCACCATGGCCGTGATTAAATCCAAACGGCAGGAAAACCCGCTGCAGGTGCTGGGCCTGGCGCTGGGCCTGGCCGTGCACACCCTGACGGTGTGCAAGAATGAAAGATTTTTCCCCAAGCGTGACCGGTGGATGCTGACCGCCGAAATTGTGCGCACCGCCCTGGGCATCTACATCCGGATCCGGAGAGCCAACCGGGTGCGCGTGGAGGAAATGGAAGACTATAACCGGCGCATGGCGCTGCAAGGCGAAGCCCTGGAATTGATCGACACCATGATGGGCCTGATCGACATAGCCGGGACCTTTTGCCACCTGCCCGGAAATAAACAGGAATACTGGACCGGACTGGCGCAGAACCTGGAAGCCAAGACACGGGCCTGGCACCGGAGCGACAAGGTTAGACTGCGGCCCGGCAGCATCCAGGTGGACGCAGGCGGCCTGATGGTGGACACGGAAACCCTGGAACACACCCTCAAGCAGATCGGCGCGGACCTGGCGCAGCAATGTGCCGCCGCGTTTGCATCCTACGGGCCGGGCGCTGTATAAGATTCCGCCGCCAACTGGTGGCTGCGCACCCCGAACAGCGGCAACGCCAACAACGTGCGCAACGTGAACACCAGCGGCGCTCTCAACAACAACAACGCGAACAACGCCAACGGCGTGGCCCCGGATTGTGTGTAGCGGCGCAGCAGATGAAGGGCCAGGCGGCCCGGATGCAGCGCCGTTTTAGGAGCATGGAGTAAGCGTAAGCCGAAACGAAGAACGAACACACACAAGGAGCGCCCGACCCGCCCGGCTATGCCGGGGAACAAAAGACCGCAAAACCGTTTGACGGCAGCGCCCTGGACCCTGATGCCAATGGCTGGTCTGCCTATACGCTACGGTGCGGCTACAATTTCATAATCATGGGCTATAAATACCGAAAGGCCATCCAATACGGCCAGCTGCGCAAGGCCCTGGGCAAGTGCTGCCGGAACGTGCGATGGAAACCCAGCGTGACCGGGTACGAACACAACGCGCAGAAAAACACCTACGCCCTGGCGGAAAAGCTGAAAAATGGCCGGTATAAGATCGACCAATACCAGCGCTTTCTGGTCTGGGAACCAAAGAAAAGGGAAATCGTGGCCACCAGGCTGAAAGACCGGCAATTCCAGCGCAGCCTGTGCGATAACGTGTTATATGACGCCATCACACGGCATTTTATCGCAGACGACTGCGCCTGCCTGCGCGGGCGCGGCGTGGACTATGCCCTGAACCGGATGACCTGCCACCTGGAAAGATTCTACCGGGAGCAGCGGGCAGCAGCCGGGAGCCCTGCGCCACCCTTCCAGGCAGACGGCTGGGTGCTGCAATGCGATATTCACCACTTCTTTGACAGCATCCCGCACGACGTGGCCAAGGCAGCCATTGCCAAGCGAGTGAAGGACCGGGAAGCCACCCGGCGCGTCTATGAAATCATTGACAGCTTTGGCGGCGACAAGGGCATCGGCCTGGGCAGCGAGGTCAGCCAGCTGGTGGCCCTGGCCGTGCTGGATGACCTGGACCACCTGATTAAAGAAAGGCTGCGCATCCGGCATTACATCCGGTATATGGATGACTTCATCCTGATACACCAGGACCGGGAAGCCCTGCGGCAAGCCCTGGCTATTATCCGGGAGCACCTGGACGGGCTGGGCCTTGTCCTGAATGGCAAGACCACCATGCACCCGCTGCGCCAGGGCGTGCATTTCCTGCACTGGCGCTTTATCCTGACCGATACGGGCAAAGTGGTGCGGAAGATCGACAAGCGGAAGATCCACCGAGAGCGCAGGAAGCTGCGCAAGCTGAAAGGACTGGTGGACAGCGGACAGCTGACCATGGACCAGGTGCGGGACAACTTCCGCAGCTTCAAGGCCAACGTGCTGCGCGGGCATACCCGCAGCATCCTGATGCAGATGGACCAATACTATCAATCATTATTTGAGGAGGAACCGCCACATGGAAAACAAAAATATGGACGCCCTGACACAGGCCCGCGTGCTGCACGCTGCCGAAGTGGAGCACGCCAACGCGGTGGAGAACCTGGAAGCAGCCCTGCAGGAAGCCCTGGCAGCGGATGACATGGAAAGGGCCGCGCAGCTGGCCAGAGCCAAGCGTGACCGGCTGCTGCTGGACGTTGACGCCCACGGCAGCATCTACCGCATGGAACTGGAAGAACCCACCGGCACCAGCTTCAGTGCCTGGCTGCCTACCCTGAAAAAGCTGACCGGCACCTTCAGCGACGCCTGGGCAGAATACCGGCGCAAGCTGCTGGACGTGCCGCAGCAGGAGGGCTTCCCCGCCCAGATCGACTGGCCGGAAAAGCCCCAGGAGGAACGCAAGGAACCGCAGGAAGTGGCCGCCGTTGAGTAACCTTGAAATCATTGACAGGCTGTGCCGGATGCTGGACGACGCCCAGCAGATCATCCGGGAGCAAGCGCAGCTGCTGGCCATGCACGGCATTGAAACCAGCAGCGGCGACCTGGAAGAAAAACGCACACAGCTGCTAAAGGACATCGAGGGCAGCATATAACCACATAAATGCGACAACATACAGCCCCGGCCATGCGCCGGGGCTTTGCCTGTAAAAGGACGGTGAGAGCATGAACAAAAAAGCCAGCAAGGTGGTGGAAGCAGCCCGCAGCCAGCTGGGCGGTCCGTATGTATTCGGCGCATGGGGCAGCGAGTGCACCCCATCCATGCGCAGGAAATACGCCGGATATAATCCGCAATATGAGCCGAACATCCGCAAGGCGTGCCCCGTATTAAGCGGCAAGCAGAGCAGCTGCGAGGGCTGCAAGTGGAAGGGTGCCCTGGCATTTGACTGCCGTGGCTTTACCCACTG